CTGCATATTTCCATGTTATGGGCGACAGCCCCTCCTAGCGCCAAAGTGACGCGAATAAGCTAGACACCCTTGCGGGGGCCTAGCCTAAAACGTAGATCTTGATGCGCTTATACCCGTCGGTACCTGGGAGGGTATCGACTAACTGAGCTCTTCCGTTGTACATCTGATACACACTATCACTTCGCTCAGGCCGCAAAGCGTGAGTTCCGTGACGCCGAAGAAACCGTGAATTACGGTGTTCGGCAAAGACAGGGGCCGGAAGGTCCCCGTCCTTTGTGTATATCGAATAACTTGGGAAGACGTGATCGGCGCCAAGCTTATAAAATGCTTTCCGCGCCTTATACGTGTAAGTCTCAAAGGTATAACCACCCCATCCATCCTCCCTTTTTAAAGGAGTACGAGTATAGTCACCGAGGAGGTGACCGTCCCCATATCCATCGGGTCCGAAAATCCGTAGACTCACGTCTATGAATTCCAGAAGAAGGTTGGCGGGTTCCGGCTGCTCAGTCCTCATGTAATAGTTATAGAGAACAAAGCATGTGTGACCGGACAATACGTCCTTAATATAACAAGGACGCACATCGATTCCCGACAAGTAGTCCTTCCCGCATGACTCACGGAAAGGTCCCGTCCAGTAACTCTTTGCTCTATTAAGGAGAAAACCGCAGGAGGTTAACACCCTCTCAAGAAGCGGGACGGCATAGACTGGGACGACAATGTCATCACCGTAAACGTTCACACTCTGGTGGTCCTTCGAATCTACGCACGCTCTTGCGAGCACGTAGAAAATCAGGCTTTCCAGAGGGAACGTAAAGCCGTTACCCATAGAAGAGAACTTTTCGAGTCGGATAACTCCCCCATCGGGGCTGGTGACCATCCCTGTACGAAACGTACGGAGAAAATCCCACCATTCTAGAGGAAAGAGACTTTCCACTAGTCCGGTTGCCACGGTATCCGATGCACTACTCAGGTCCAGTGTTGCTAAAGCACCGGTAAGGGAACCCTCCTTTGCCAACCGCTGATTTCGCGATTGATCTGAAAGGTTCACGCCCTTTTTGCCAAGCCGAGACGCTATCACATCGCCGATCCCCAACTGAACCATAGAGTTCAGCATGGGTTCGACGCAGATGGTACGATCGGTCTTAGCAGACTTCGGGACGAAGTCTACTCTGCCCCGTTCAATTAGGACAGAGCAGGAGACGCTTCTCTCGTCGGGTGCAACCCCAGACCAGTTCGGCATCTCAAGCAGCACGTCACTCGCGTAACGTACGGCCTCTTCGCTACAGGCAAACACCTGCGACAGCTTACGCCGTGCCGATGCATCTTTCTTTTTGACCTGTGTGGTCGCTCCAGGGCCAAAGCGCAGTTTGAGCTCGCCAAGACTAGGGAGGTCCCCAAGGATCTCTACTATTTTTCGCTGCGCTCGGTACAATACCGACTCAACGTCCGGGTGAAATTGGAATCCACCCTGATTGTAGGATCTGAAGATCTCGTTCGTCTGGCGACATAGCTCTTCGGCCTCTAAGGCTTTCTTCCAGGCAACCGCTTTCGTGTCGATCCCCAAGTCAAGGTCACGTCGCTTCGAAAAGAACGCGAGTACTTGACGCAGGTTTCTACACTCGAACGGAGTAAGCCCTTCGTAGCAAAGCTCATAGTGGCACAGGCTGAAAAGGTCCTCGTTCTTCACGAGGGCCGCGATCTCAGCAACCTGCTTCTTCGCATTATCTAACTGCGATAGATGCCAACCGGAAAGGAGAAAGACAACCTCATTGCTGAACTTAGTGTTCGAGCATTGGTCCCAGCGTGTAAAACGCATATGGCTTCCTTTATTGGAAAGTTAGGGATCACTAACTCACTGGCTGGCCTCCCGGCCAGGCCTCTGCGAACTTACGTTGCAGAGATCAGCGAGTCGAACAGTTCACTGAACGGACCTGCAGTCGCCGCGGCCACCGACGTCGAGATGTTATTCCCGATATTGATGCCCATCATGCGATTGAGGCGCCGACTGGTAACGGTCGACCTGGGGTGAGCAAACTGAGTCAAGATCATCTTGTCTTCGTAAGCCACCTTGGGTGCCGCCGTGTAGCCAGCCGCGTTCTGGTTGAGGATCGCCTCCATCACGGGGGTGACCACAGTCCACTCGCATTTCCACACACCGCTCTTGAGCAGGGTCAGCTTTGCGCTGGCCCTGACTTGAGCATAGGTGGGAACCGAGGCGACTACTTCCCGCCACTCAGCCGTGACCTCATCATCCTTGCGGGTGACAGACACGGGCGTGAGCGTATGCGAGACAGGAGTCGCAGCACCGTCAAAGACGGTGATATTTGCAATGGCAGACAATTAAGTCTCCTAATTAAGTAGAAAGGAAAGTCATCTCTTCATTTGGCTGAGAAGAGCAACCGCGTTTGCACAGTGTTTCCACGATGCGACCTTATCGAGAGTTTTAAAGCTCGGCAAGGGTACAGCGAGAGAAGTACTTACCGTACGATCGACATTCAACTCGGTCGTGTATCCGGACCAATCTCCGCTAAACACAACACTGTGACTGCCCGACCCCGTTGGGTAACAACCACCGCCATACGACGTATTAATACGCCTCGTTTTTGTGGTGACGAAAGTGCCCGTTAGCGCACTAGCTAAAGAGCGTCCAGCAAGATAGTTGCCGACCGGAATAAACCAGTCGATAACGAATGACCATGGGAGCAACTCCCACGCGACGCTTGCTGGGTCCGTCAAGCCCGAGAGCTGATAAGGATCAACCTCGGTAAGCCTAGCAATGATTTGCGATTGGACGAATCCTTTCGCGCTCCACTGCGTGGTTACTTGACTTCCGGAGGGCCACGGCACTAGGCCAAGGTTCTTCCGGAGATGGACCTTATAGGTCTGAACCATCGGATAGTTCAGGAGCTTTGCAAGAAACTGCGCGGCCCCCTCCGTATCTTTCAGGAGCGGTAACCAACCGTACTGCAACTCCAACCAGTTGTTAGCTAAGTCCTTTTTAGGGGACAATCGCTTTCCACTGACTGCAAGCGCAGAAGCTGCACCCGCCAGATCACCTCGCTTCAAAGCAGTTAGGCTTTTACGGATCTTGGTAGCAGACCCCGTTATCATCTTGAGAGCTTCATGGCCTTCGCCAAGAAACACTCCCATGTTGAAATCGGAGCCCGCAACCTTATCCCGAAGCCGCCCTAGTAGAGCGATGTCATCGTTCGTCGTCCAATCATTCGTCGTACCAGGGGAATAGTACCCTACGTTGAAGGACTCAAAAGCCCAGCAGCCAGTTCTCGATTCAGAGAGCTGGCCGAAATCAAACGTAGAAATACCGTTACCCCCAGAATACGTACCGAATCGATAGACGCAGCTATATGGGTGATCGACAGACTTCCTTCGAGTAGGGACATCAACTCGAAACTTGCAGGTGAACTTCTTACCATCCGACTTGCGATACCATGTGAACTTTTGGTACACAGGTTTCGCGTTAGGCGGGTAATCAGTGCCTGACCAGCTCTTCGTTATACGAAGCCCCGGGTAAACAGCATGTGAAGCAACAACCCAGCCTTGCGGCCAGATCGTTGTCACGTCGCTGCTTACCGCTCTGTGGTCGTTGTCATAAGACCCAGTCGTCATAGAACACCCCTCTCGCTGTCGCCGGAGTTCGGATGGGTCACCCCATCTTCGCCCCATAGACCGCTCGAGGTTTGCGGCTCTGCCAAAAGCTTTGCCGCGGGGATGCAAGAAGCAGCCCCAGATCGATCCTTCCCCTCTTCTTCGCTCTTACCGCGGAATGCCTCCTTCACTAGATCCCCGAAAAGCAGGTAGGCCGAGGCCGCTGCCCCAAGGAATTTTATGAAGGTAGTGAAGGCATTCATGGTTTGCTCGAAGTTAAGCGCGAAGAGCTAGTAGTGCTTCCCACTGCTCCTTAGTCAGATCAAGCTCATCCACTTCGGGTAACCCGAGATGGTAGAGCTCAAACATCAAGTCCAAATTAATGGACTTGAAGGGGATTAACTCCCAACAGACTTCGGAAGTAGCGAGAACCATAATTAGCTCCAAGTGCCGAGGTGGAGG